GCTTGAACAAAGTGTGGATTGGAGTTTAGGAATTCTGAAACCAACCCATTTATGTCAAGTGGATCACCAGCGTCAGTGTATCTTTGTTGACCCGATTTTGGATCAATGACTTCAACTTCTCCTGCCTCGGTCATCTTGACATTGTTTCGCACCAATGTTGCTACCTGATTAGGGGATATGGCCCTGCTCTTTGTAGCCGCATCAATCAAAGCATTGTCTACTTTGACCTTTGTCAGTTCTGAAGTCAAATTGTTGATCTTGCCTTGAAACTTCTCGGCGTTCTCTTTCAACAATTTTTCAAACTCTGACTTCTCCTTGGCTTGTGAAATCTTTTGTTCTTCTTCCTTTGCCAAGAATGTCTGGTATTTCTCAACGTCTATACCTTCAAACTTTTTTGTGTATTTGGCTTCTGCTTTTCTTCTTACTTCCGCCGCCACAGCATCAAGTTCTGCCTGTGTATAAACTTTCGCGGGTTGATTGTCCGCTGTGTCCTGGATCGTGTTAGAGACTGGCTCTGCAACCCCAGTGGTTGGTTGAGCGTCTGTCGATGTTTGTTCTTGACTCATCGTAGTCCTCCTATTGTTATGCGTGGCAGGATTACCACTATGTTATTATTTATTAGTAAAACTGATCAAACGAGTCTATGTCCCACTTGTCGTAGTATCCAGACTTCTTAAGTTTTTGTTGTGCTTGTTTCAGTTTTGCCATTCCCTGTATCATTATCAGAGGCGCTTTGCCATAACTGAATGATACACCTTTATGTAGTCCGTTATTGGCAGGATGGTCATACATTATGGCAAACAATGGATTTTGCCTATGTGCTTTTTTGCAGATGTTAGATAATTTTCGTTCTGTTATTTTGTTATCGAAATAAAGGATGACAATGTCCAAATGGAAAATATTAAAAAGGCTACAACAATGATTGATTTGAGATAACACATCTTTCTTTGCCACCGCTATCTGTATCTTGTTATCTTCAAGAGTTTTTTTGGCGAAAGGGCAGACAGGTTGCTGACTAGATTTGTGTGTCTTGATAACAACCTGCCTGATCCACTTCTCAATGTCTTCTTTACTTCCTACGGCCACTTTTTTTACGAGAACCCATAGGAGATCTTCTACCAGACTTTGAGCCTCTTTTATTGTGCTTCTTTCCTCTGTGCATTTGCTTTCTCCTTTTGTCTATGTTTGGTAGGATATATTTCTGGCCTACCTTCATTTCTTGATGGGGCATACAGATCTAACAATTCGAGACCTCTTGCGTGTGCCACTTGTTTCATCCTTACACACGCCTTCCTTGCTCGGCTGGCGTTGGTAAAACTTGGATGCTTCATCAATTTCTCATAATGAGTGAAATAGTCAAGGCAGATCTTTTTTAGTTGTAGATGCCTTGCTGTTTCCTCTGGTTGTCTAAAAATTCTTCTTATCATTTCAGTTCATCAGGTTCAATAGATGTAAATTGTATAGAATGCCAAGGAGCAATACGGCCATGGCTATTCTTATATAGTTCTCCAGTCTGAACGGACTGGGCGGCCATATAAGATTTGTAACCTTTTGCAAACATCTTTGGAGCAACGACTTTAGCAGGTTTCCACTCCTGTCCATTTTTGTAAAATTTTGTGTGTAAGGATTTTTGTCCTTTGCTTTTCTTTACCCCTGCCATTACTATCACTCTCCATTAAAAGTTTCTCTCTATCCATTGATGTAATTCGTATATCATATAAACACAAAATCCTATCCATAGCCAAAATGTAATCATCTCCATGAACGCATACTCCAAAACGCAGGTGACAGATTCTTTTGTCCTTTAACTTTGTCAAGTATGGCACCCATCCTCGCAAGGAAACTTCTTTGCCTTGCTGGAATGTTTTTCTTGATCCTCATCGTTGGATCACCATACCTTACTATCTGCACTCTTTTTGTCCTCTGGTTCCTCACATACACGGCGAACTTCTTGCTTTTGCCAGGAGTCCTGAAAGGTTTGTTGAGTGTGACCTTTCGGCCTTGGTATTCGGCCATTACTTTCTCTTTCTCCTCAAATCAAGATCGTGCTTCCTTGATCCACGCAGGAAACTATTGACTCGGCCCATTGCCCAACTTTGCATGGTTTGGCCAGGCCTGGATCCTGCTCCAAGGAATGCACCTTGTCCACGTCTATACACCTTTGCCAGTGTTGAAAATGTAAACCTTGATCGGCTGGCTTTGTCTTGTAAAGTTTTTCTAGTTGCACCTGTTATTGGTTTACTTTTTGCCAAGTCTCACCCTCCTGTCAATCAATGATTGTGGTATTCGTTTGCCTTGTTTGTATAATCTGCTGATACGATTGACCACGCTGGCAAGTTCTTGCCTGGCTGATCCTTTTATACCTGATAGATATTTTTTAGGTAGTCCCGTTCTCTTGTCCTTGGGGACCCGTCTCTGTTTGACCATTTGCCGCTCCTGTGTTTGTAAAGAAATTGGCTATCTCTGGATGTAGTTCCAATATCTGTTCATTTGTAAGTTTGTCATTTTCAATCATGTCTCTCATATGTTGTATCATACCTGCCGGATCAGTCATTTCAGAATGTATGCCATTGTCTGCCAATTGGTTTTGCATTTCTTCCATTTCATCTTCATCTTTGGCCAGTATCTCAATAAGTTTCTGATCTATAATTGCTTTGACATTTGGAGTTGCTGTTGCTGAATCTCTCTGTGTTTCAGCGGCCTTTTTAAGTATGTCTATATCCAAGTTCTTGTCTCTAATATGGAACGCCATTGGATATTTGATTGATCCGTCCCATGCCTGTCCTTGCCATAAACTGAACAATCTAAATATTTGTTCTTCAGCAAGTTCCAAATTCTTTGCTTTCTCACAAAGTTTTGCATCTAACATTAAAAATTCAGACATCATGGCTACGCCAGACATCTGTCTTGTTTCAACTGCTCTAATGGCTCCAAGGTGTGCCATCCTGTCAATCGCTTTCACCGTTGAGTCCATTGTTTTTAATATTGCTTCAAGATTACCACCTGACGGTTGTAATAGATAAGGTTTCAATGCAGGATCTAATTCGTCCGGCATTGTTATTATTGCACCTGCTCCTGCTGATGCTTGGACGCCGTTTGTTTTGACAAGTGAAGGGTGGTTTGTTAATGATATAAGTTGTTCTGCTTCTGAATTACATTCCATTAGGAACCTTTGTGATTGTGCTATTGAATCTATGTCAGAAACACCTATGCCTCTAATTGGTCCTCTGTTGGCATACACCCAAACAGCAGGCACCTTGCCCAATGTGTTTGGCTTTTCTTCCATCATTGTGAAAGGCTCTTTAACATTGGCAGGATTATAAGACATCAATGTGATTGTGTCTGGTGTCCATTTTCTTAAAAAGAATTCACCTTGCCTTTGGTATGGTCTGTCATCCTGTTCTAATAAAACTAATTCTTCTATCTCATAGTGTCCGTTTTCTTTCCTTACGAACTTCCAATTTAAAATATTTTCTGGTGTGTAGATGACTCCATATGGCCGTATACCCTGTTCCAGTTCAGCGGCCCTTGTGCCCACTTGTATTTCTGGTCTATCCATCAACACCACACAATGTCCATAGATGCTTGATTGAATGTTCACATCTCTCATAAAGTTTTCAAATGTTCTGCCTTCCATGTCAGCATCTTCCAAGAACTGCTCTATCTCTGGTGAACCTTCTAACCAACCAAAATCTCTTTTAGGATTTTGCCTGTAAAGGAAACTTGAATATGTGTGTATTACTGATCTGCAATGATTATCTTCTGCGGCGTGTGCCAATCTTGTTAGGTATTCGCCTTCGCTCTCATAAGCGTATCTTTTTAGGTATAGGCCTCTTTTGTATTCACTGCCACCTAGATAACTTCTCTTTAGGAACTTCCAATGATTAATATAGACGTCATAATCTCTGTGGACTGGTAGTCCTTTTGTCTGTCCTGTCACCGTGCTTAATGTTGGTCCTAATCCGTAAATGTCTACATCTGCCATTATCTCATCACTCCTGTTTTGACACTATATCTTTCTGGAACTGCGTTTTCATAACTGGTTCTGATTGGGTAAAGAAATGATATTTGGTATCCTAATGCATCATTCATATGGTCAAATCCTTGCGTCTTGTCAGGCAACACCGTTCCTTCTTTATATGTGTGTTTGCTAATACTATTTAACAGATTCTTACACTTGGGATGGATGAAGATACCCCTGTGTCCGGATGCCGAACATAGTTTGGCATTGACTGAATTTATCCTGTCTCTGATGGCCATGTGTCTTGGAGGAACCTTGCATATAAAACCCGCGTTTTGTAAAATGGATAAATCTGTCCTGCCTCCTGCTGAAGTTTTTCTTTGCCTTGATGCAGGATCTGGATAACAAAAAATCTTTTTACCTGGATACCTACGATGTATCTCTTGGCATAGTTCATCTGTGTTTGAACTCCATATCTGTATTTCATCAAAGATATAGACCACGCCGTTTTCTATGAAACTTACTACGGAGGTCATTGGATCCAAGTTAAAGTCCATTCCTATATGGATCACATTGTTGTTGTCTGGCACAGAAAAATGTTTAACATTATCCTGCATTGAAAATCCATAATAGATTATGCCTGAATATGTCTCCCAAGTTGCTTCATACTCTTGCCTGAATGTTTTGGCATCTAGATCTCTTTTTGCTGTTTCCAATTCTGTTCGATCAACGAATCCACCTTCTATCGTGGTGTAAAGATATGAACTCCAATCTTGATTGGTTGGATCCTGTCCTGTTTGATAAAGATCGTGGAACCAATTCATTCCCTTGGGTGTGCCTGTGAACAATGCTTTGCCTCGTGTGTCTGATAATGTTGGCCTTAAAACTTCTGTCCATGCACTTTCTTCTATGTCAGCACTTTCATCCAACACCAGAAAGTCAATACCAACACCCCTCAATGAGTCTTTGTTGTCAGCACCTCTCAAACATATCCTTGAACCATTTTTAAGTTCTATGGTAAGTTCTGCTTCATTTACTCTTTTGACCCAACGCAGGTCCTTTAATATTTTTTTTATTTTTACCCAGGCAATCTGTTTGGCCTGTCTATAACTGGGTGCCACATACCAGCAGACTTTATTCAAGTCCCTTGCCACATAACATAGTTCTCTGATTGCTAGAGTTGTTTTGCCAAATCTTCTGCCAGTGACCAATACCCTGAAACGAGTAGGGTCATCCGCTACCTTGCGTTGCGGTTGTGATAACTTCATATCCAGTAATTATTCTTGCCAAGGAAGTGGTTGTGTATTTTCTTCGTCTGTTGGAGAATCCTGTTGTCCCAGCCAATTCTTACCAAGGAACATAAGCATTCTTGCGTCTCCGGCCAATGCCTTTTCGAATTGTGCTCTTCTCAAACTTTTCTTACCTTCTGCCCTGCCCTTTTCAATGATGCTTTTGTATCTTTTTTCAAGTGTTGTTGCACTTGTTCCAACACAATCGGCTATCTCTTCGTATGTGCAATGGATAGATGCTAATTTAAAAATTAGATCCCTGTCTAGTTTGTATGTTTTTTTTTGATCGGCCATTATAGATGTTTCTCCCCCACAACGATCCGAAATCTTCTCACATCGGTGTCACCATTGGCTGTGACTATGGTCACATCAACATTATAAACATTTCCTGATGTGCCACCATTTAATCTTACATTAACAATACCACTTGCAATCACAACATCCGTTGATGCGTCTGTAGGCAATGCCAACGGAGATGAATCTCCTGTAATTGTTTCTATGGCAACACTGGCACTGGAAATAGTATCTCCTGATCCAAGATAATCCGTAAAGTCCAATCCATATTGTAGGTTTGCAGATGGATGTTTTTCTATGAAAGCACCTTGGTTATCTCTTTTAAATCCTGTTAAATTGGCCATTATATTTCGCTCCTTACTCTTGGAATACTGCTTCTATCTGTAAGAACACCTCTGAATATTTTATTTCGTCTTGTTTCTTCAGGCACTTTGATGCTCCTTGATTGTTCGGTTATTGTATTTACACGAGTTTGTTCTAGAACTTTTGTTGTTCTATTTTCAACAGGCACAACCAAGGTCCTTGTGTCTTGTTTTATCTTGATTGTGTTGAACGGATCCGCGATTGTTATCAACCTACCAACGGATACGGTTGTGTTGAATGCCGTGACTGATATTGTTGCTTTGAATTGGGCAGAACCATTTGCAGATGTAGAAAATTGTGCGGTGTTGTTTTGTCCATATGCAAGGTCAAATGTTGCATTAGCATTTGAAGAAGTAGAGAATGCACTTGCGATTGTTTGTGATATGTCAAATGTTGCATTGGCCAATGCCACCACGGAACCTACAGCGGTGAAAGATCCTGTGCCTCCTCTTATCCTTTGTGCGGCACTTGTCTGTGTGAAACTTGATGTGGCTGTGGTCTCACCACCTGCTGTGAAGTTGCCATTTACAGCGGTTAGAAATGCCGCGGATGTTGAGGCCACGCCAGGTCTGATTCTGGTAGGAGTTATTTGAACACTGAATGATGGAGTTATT